ATCTACGTATAAGTAATAACGAGTGCCATCATATTTGGCTACTTCTACAATTTGAAAAAGTGTTTTCACAGGCTGTTTTTTTAGGTTTAAAAAGTTATTGTTAATATTCTCAAGTTCATCAAAAGTCTGATTTAAAAAATGTGATAAATCCTGTTTCATTTGCTGATGTGATTAGGTTGTGATTCTAATTTAGCTGTGTCTGCATCGAATGATCCTCCGATGAGTAGGCCTGCTATTAGCATGGCGAGAAAGAGTAGTGCTTTTTTCATTTGCTTATTGATTTAATTTTAGCAAATGTACAAGCAAATTTCACATATCTAAATAATCATGAAAACACTTTTTGAAATTGTTGAGATAGCGAAGTACGATGGCACTCGCTACTACTTAAAAATTAATGGTAGCTATACTAAGGTATTTGACACCTATGAAGAAGCCTTCGCTGAGTATACGCTGGCTATTAACTTCAGAGAGACACATACAGTGTTAGTAAGTAAGGAGGTAGAGTTATGAGCTTCCTATTAAAAGTAACACCACTACGCGAGGATAGAATCAGCTTATACCATAGGCTAAACATTCCTACACAATTCGAAGCAGAGACTTTTCAGGTAGCGCAGCAGATGGCACTAATGTTATTTGACCTTTACAACTTCAAAGAGACTCTGCCCTTCCAGGAAGAGTTCACTGAATATTCAATAGAAGGTGAAGGATTCTTAATTGAAATCGAAAAATTATCTTAAATTAGCAAAAATTAATAATCATGAATAAACCAAACAATGTAACCGGTAAGGTTATCGTAAGTCGGTGGGATGCCGAAGCTTGCGCATGGAAGCTGTACACATCAGCTCATTCCTATTCACTAACTGATTTCTCAACTGCTAAGAAGCATGGTGAGGTATTCCCTGAAGATGGGACATTTCTCTACCAATTCGAAAGCGAAGATGAAAATAATGTGCATGACTATTTTATGAGTGATCGCTATGTTATCTGAAAGAGCTAAGAGCCGCTTCATTTGCGTGCAGAGTTCAGTAGCGGGAGAGCAACTGAATTACAATGAAATAGTACAGCACCTTCAATATGCTAAAGGCACAACTGCCTATGAAAATTGGAGAGCGCACTTCATCAATAATCCCCATGAGTTACAATAGAGAGCCTAATTGGAATAAGCTCAAGCCTTCAATAGATTGGGATGAGCAAGAGAATAAGTTAGCAGATAAATTAGATAAGTATATTAATCAAAACAAACAAACAGTTATGAAACAATCAGTAGTAAAATCACAGAAATTCGTTAGAGATTGGAACGGGCCAAGCGGCACAATCTATTACTTCGACCTTGTGTTAGAGAATGGCGAGGTGGGTCAGGTAGGTGTAAAGGATATGAACAGCCCGAAGATTGCAGTAGGTGCTACCATTCACTACACAAGTGAAGAGCGCACTGGACCAACAGGCCGCACAACAACAAATATAAAGCTACAAAATCCTAATCCATTTAATGGAGGAGGAAAAGGCATAGTGCAATCAGCATACACTCCGCGCAAAGAAAGTCCTGAGGTGCAGAATTCTATCAGCAGATCAGTAGCGCTTAACAATGCAGTGTTATTCTGCAAAGAGCAGAAGGGAGCTAAGCCAGGTGATGTATTAGATACTGCTGAGATATTCTTAGCATGGCTTAAGGAAGAGTCTATTGTTGAAACTAAATTAGCTATTACCAATGAAAGCAGCGAAGATGAAATGCCATTCTAAGCTTACACCGTTCCACAGCTGGGTACGCAGTCACTTTGTGACTGTGGCTCAGTTTGCGGAGGTGCTTGAGGTAAGTTACCCAACAGCCCAAAAGTATATTAAGCAGCCTCGCACTATGAAGGTTACGCACATAGGCAAGCTTGCTAATATTACAGAGGAAGAGATACCATACATATTAGAATTAATGAAAGACTCTAAAAACTAAATAACTATGGAAAAAGAAAAGAAAAAATACGATTATGCTAATACATATGACTTTAACAAAGCAAAGGAGAACGAGCAAAATCAGTTAGAACTACCAACTGATGAGGAGATATATGAACTTGCTGAAAAAATATTAGCGGTTGATTATCTCAGTTTCACGGAAGGTGCTAAATGGATGAGAGATAAAATCAAAGGAGGTAACAATGAGTAAACAAACTGCGGTTGAATATCTTGTAGAGCAACTCGAAAGCATTGGATTTTCTATAAATGATTTAGCAGATTACTACAATGAAGTTCAAATAGCTTTAGAAATGGAGAAGGAGCAGATGAAAGATGTGTATCTAACTCACTGTGTTAAAGCAGAGCGTTTGAGAAAAATCTTTGAGCAACAATTTGATGATTACTACAACGAAACTTACGGAGGTAACAATGACTAAAGCAATATACAAAACACCATTCGGACGACTTGTCAAAAGTCAATTCAAGACGATGAACAACTTCAAAAACGTTCTTCGAATCAGCGACCCAACAGCACGACTTTACGTCGCACATCCAGAGCGAATGAGAATCAAAGACTTCAACAATATCTGTTTACACACAGGTCTTTCAAGAGAAGAAGTTTTTTCAACCTTTACACCAACAATCTTAATTAACGAAGAGAATGACTAACGAACAAATAAGACAAGAGATAGTAGATATGATTCCGTTCAGATATATGGAACGATTCGAAACACTTTGGACGATGCTCACGCCACGCTACGAGCGTTTAACGTCCGAACAAATCAAACAACAGCAAGAACTCGAAAACGAACGCGAAATGTTCTGGAGCGCACTTGAAGACGTAACGTGCAGCGTGTTGGGTGTTCCTTCGCAATTGCTTTATTCACCTACGAGAAAACGCGAGATCGTTACCGCAAGACAAATAGTGTTCTTCATTATACGTCCTTGCTATATGCAGAGTTTTGAGAGCATAGGCGATCACTACGGAAAAGACCACGCGACAGTAATGCACGGAGTGAAGCAGGCAAGTTGGCAAATCGAATGCGACAGGAACTACCGAGCGAACGTTGAACGCATCTGTTATTTATTAAATGACATAGGCTATGCTAAACCAATGAAATTTTTTACTAAATTTGTGGAGCATTTAGAACACCAAAAAGAAATCAAACTAAAAAAACAATTAAAGAAATGAAATCAGATTTAACATTTTGTCCAAATTGCGACAAAGAACTTTTATCCGAGCGCGTAGACTTTGTCCTTCAAGACCAACAACTTGAAGATTGGGATTCAGCCTATGAATTGATTGACAACGACGGAGAGATTGTTACCTGTCCAGACTGCGACGAATGGGATTACGCAGACGACGACGCAAAAGGGGAGGGTTGGGACTAATGATACCATTTCACAAATCCGTCAAGTGCTACCGATTATTCTACGGTTACAGCCAAGAATACCTTGCGTATAAGTTAGGCATTGAACAAAGCAATTACTGCCTTCGCGAACAAGGTACGACCAACTTCAAAGATGCTGAGGTTGAAATACTAAAAGACTTATTCAAAATAGAAATCAGAGAGGAGAAATTATAATGCTAATACTACAACTAAAGAAACGAGTTGAAACACTCGAAGCGCAGGTTAAAGAACAGGAGCAAAAGATAAACGATATTCTTATTCGCTTGTCCGTTCCACAAGCTAACCTTCCAGCACCAACGAAAGAAAAGAAGACCGCGTTTATCAAGCCAACAATTAAAGAAATCTTCGACTACGCTTGTGAAAAGTTAAGCAACGACGACGCGTTGAAATTCACCGAGAAATTCCACGCTCACTACGAGGCAAATGGTTGGAAGGTGGGAAGGAATCCAATGAAAGATTGGAAGGCTGCTGTTCGTAAATGGGATTTAAGTACATTCGCAACAACAAACCAACAAACAAAAATCAAAAATGGAAAATTCGACTCCGATGCTGCGCAACGCATCTACAACGACGCTCACAATTACACAAAGGGTTGATCGTGCGGAACGTGAAAGCGCATTTGTAGCCGACTACGACTTACCTACGTTCGTTAAGTTATGTTCGAAGGTTTGCGCGATGTATGGAATAGCACTTCCCGAAGCGCAATTGCTTCAGATGCTACACGAATTTATAGTGAAACACTTTCGTTGGGTTACGTTTGAACATTTCAACCTTGCATTTGAATTGAACGCAGCGAATGAACTAACAAAGAAGTGTGAGCATTTTGGAGCGTTGAGCGTTTCGTTTATTGGCGACGTACTTACTCACTACAAACCACACAGGGACAAAGCAAACTTACAAATACAGCGTGAAATTGCTCAATCAATTGAGGAAAAAGCAGAACTAATAAAAGAGAACGAAATGGCGGTGAACGACGATAGCTGGAGACGAATGTTGAAAGAAGATATTGAGAGCTTCAAACAAGGCAAATACACGACGTTGGAATTGCGCGGAGTGTCAATGATGCGGTGGTTAGAAGAAAGTAAACGTATAACGCTTGAAACATTCACAGAAGAAGAATATCAAAGATGCAAAGCGAAGGCGAGAGCAACGGTGTTCAACGAGCAAAAGTTAAATAAACCAATGGTTGACCGAATGAGTGATAGAAAGCGTATGCTTGTTAAAGAATCAATTCAGTTCGAAGGATTGCGAGAATTGTACAAACTTTATTTGTAAGCAATGAGCCAGTTTACATTTAACGAACAAGGTGTTTGCGAGAATCCAATTCTTTACACCTACAAATGTATAAAGGGTTATGAAGCGCAGGTCAATGTAGCCATTGTTCAAAACGAAAATTGGAGTTATTCAATTAGTTTCAAAGGACAGGATCAAGGTTGGTCGCAGCCTTTGATTTACCACGCTGAATACTGCGTATATAAAACGAAAGACGAAGCGTTCAACGCTGGTCTTGAATTGCTCTTGCACCAAGTAAAGCAAAACAACGACGCGAAGAAATACGACCGCATTGTTCAAATACTTCAAGACGAACTTTGTCCTGTGGTTGAAAATCAACTAACACTATTTTAATGAGAAAGTATAAATTCATTCACCCATTAACAGGCGAAGCGCACATTGTTATTTGTGATAAAATCGAAGAATATGGTTCGGTTAATGAGTCGTATTGGTGGTGCTTAATCGGAGATAAAATAATTGCACAAATTCCGCAGTCTTACGCAATGATTAGTATAAATGAACCCGTATAAACCAACATACCTGCCGCGTCAGATTGAAGCGTTGAACTATTTGAATACCGATAGTATCGTTGAACAATTACTTTACGGTGGCGCGGCAGGGGGTGGAAAGACGAAGTTCGGTTGTATGTGGCAGATTCAACGTCGTTTGAAGTACGCAGGGACACGTTCTTTAATTGGACGTAGCAAATTAGACACGTTAAAAAAGACTACGTTAAACACGTTCTTCGAAACAGCACAAGACTTTGGTTTGGTTGCGGATAAACACTATACCTACAACGGACAAACGAATGTAATTAAGTTTTTTAACGGAAGCGAAATTGTATTGAAAGATTTATTCGCTTATCCTTCAAATCCGAACTTCGATTCACTTGGATCGTTGGAAATTACCGATTATTTTATAGACGAGGTAGCAGAGGTAACAGAGAAAGCCGTGAACATCGTTCACTCTCGTTGCCGTTATAAGTTGAACGAGTTCGGGTTAATTCCCAAAGGTTTCTTGTCGTGTAATCCGTCAAAAGGTTGGTTGTATAACGAGTTTTACATGAAGAACAACCGCAACGAACTACCTTCACACCGTGCTTTCGTTCAAGCGTTGCCGCAAGACAACCCCTTCCTTCCTGTTGCTTACATTGAATCGTTGCGAAGACTTCCCGAATACGACCGCAAAAGACTTTTAGAAGGGAACTGGGAGTTCGACGACGACAGCGACAAACTATTTAACACGGAGAATCTTCTTCGAATGTTTAGGAACGAAGTAATCAATGAAGGAAAGAAGTACATCACAGCCGATATTGCGCGTTTTGGGAAGGATAGAACGATTATTATTGTTTGGGAAGGACTTACTATCATCGACATTATTGAGTTGAATAGAGCAGCGTTGGACGAAGTCGTTAACCGCATACGCGTCGTAACAAATACACATAACATTTTGTTACAAGATGTTGTCTGCGATGAGGACGGAGTGGGCGGTGGAGTGGTTGATTTTCTTAAGTGTCGAGGGTTTGTCAACGGATCAAAACCCAAACACCCGCAATACCAAAATTTGAAAAGCGAATGTTACTACAAATTGGCTCAATATGTAGAGGAGAATCGGCTCACTATTCTATCCAGTACGCGCAAAGAACAAATTGTGCGTGAGCTCGAAATGATTAAACGACACCGCGCAGACGTGGACGGAAAGTTGCAAGTAACCCCAAAGGACGTAATCAAGAACCGCGAGGGAATTTCGCCTGACGTTGCCGACGCTATCATGATGCGAATGTACTTTGAATTAAACCCTTCTTACGGACAATATGTTGTCGGTTAGCATACATTAACTATATTAGCACAATGAAACAAACACCACTATACACGTCACTAAAAATGACACACGAACGCGAACGCGAAATTGTAAACTCAATGGCGACGTACTTTCAACAAGGCAAAGTTCTTGGCGACATTCTCCTTGAACTTTCGCAACGAAAGGATATGAACGCGAAAGAGAAAGTTTATCTCGCGCTTATGATGGGGACAATGATGACTAAAAACGAAAGCAATGCCAGAGAGCAAAACTAAGAAAGGTATATGTGTTTACTTACACAAAGACCTGTGGAACGAGATAGACGAAAAGCGTGGAGAGAATAGTCGCAACACTTTTTTAAGTGAAGCTATTCAGTTCTCAATGAAGTTTTACGTTCCAGAAGTTAAAGTAAAACACTCAGAACAAACGTCGACAAAATAGCGACGGACGACGTTACGACTAAAGCGCGGTTTCTGCGCTTTTTTTGTTTCTCCAATTTCTTTTTATCAGCAGTTAACGTGTTGATTTCGTCCTGTAACACATCGGTCTTTTGTTCATAAGCATCAACGACTTCTTGTAAGTTGTCAATCTTTTCTCCTTCAATGTTGATTTGTTCCTTCAAGTTGTTAATCACAAGGGAATCTGCGGCAATAACGCTATCACAAGAGTTCACCAAAGTGATAACATCAACGCGATTAATAGTATCTCGAACAATAACAATATCACGATTTCTTTGATAGGTGGTTTTGGCTTTAGATTGAGCGTCTTCATATGTTCTTAATTGTGCGTAAAGTTCAATTTGTTCTTGTAATAAACGATCGTACTCACCAGCGTTGTAGTTTATGATGCTGTCTTGTTTTTGTACTTCAGTTGTTGTGTTTTTTGCAACAGGTTTTCCGAACCAATGCCAACAAATAACCGTCCAAATGGTGGTTGTCCCAATGAGCAACAAAACAATTGCGAGTATATTCTTCTTCATAAGATTTGTCCTTCGTGTATTCTTAAATTCTTCACGCTGAATTGTCCATTCACTCCTTTCTCAACGATAGCGAAGCCGTGATTGTACTTCGAATAAGGATTGTAGTCTGGAGATAATTCACTTAAGCAACCAACACCCCAACAGGTGATAAACTTTCCGTTAGCGTCGCGCTCATTGTGTTCTGCGGTTTGGTGATGATGTCCGCACAAAGAAGAAACTTTCGTCTTCAAGAACAACCCACGCGCAACGTTTACCGAAGGAAGGAACTGCTTCCCGAACTCGTGACCGTGAAAGATAGAAAGTTTACCGATATTCAGTTTACTCTTTCCGTCAATCCAAGTGATATTGTGTTTATCAAGATGACAAAGAGTAGCAAAGTCGAACGCGTCAATGTCAAACAACTCTGGTGCTTTAATTCGCATATATCTCCAATAGCGTTCTTCGTGGTTGCCTTCCTTATAATAAATGTGAGCGTTAGGAAACTGACCTCGTAATGTATCTACAAACTGACGCATCGCGTACAACTCGTCTTTGAATTTTCTTTTGCGTGGATCCTTGACAAAGTCGCTAATCATATGACAATCTAACGCGTCACCATTCAAAATCACCGCGTCGCACCCTTGACGAATACCTTCATTAATTGCAACGCTTAACGCTTCGTTGTCTTGGTAAGGAATGTGAATGTCTGAAAGAATTAAAAACTTCGTGCCTTTCAACTCAACGTGTTTTCTTTTCTTCGCGTACGACTTCGGGAGCGCGTAAGGGTTGGAAGGTCTTTGTTTAGTGTCCATTAATTCTTTTTGTGTGTTATGTTCACGACTTTTTTTTCCAATTTTACCGCGAATAGTTCTAATGTAATTTCGCGCGTGTTCGGCTGAATCAAATGCTTCTGGATACTCAGCGAATAGTTTTGAAGCTAAAGAGTGCGAAGGTGCGTCGGGAAATTTACTGCAAATCTCCACCGTTATTTTCCGCGCTTCTGTCTGTGGTCGTCCCATTCTTTGTTTTTGTAAATCGTTCAATTACTGTTCCTCCAAACAAACCGCCTGTCAGTAAAGCGAGTGTGTCGAACATCGCAATGGGACAAACGTAATATGTGAATGTTGCAATGTAACTCAAAACGATTAAGTTAATTGTAACAAATATAGCAACAATTCGTTTTGAACTTACTTTCGTTGAAGACGTAAGCATTTCCTTGAGCCACTCCTTCAATTTATCCTTCATAAAAACTTCAATATGAACTGAACGATTAAGCCACCAACGACACCAGCAGCCGTTGCTATACCACCCAAACGAGCGACCTGCAACCTTTGGTTCTGAATGTACTTGTCGTGCTTCTGAACCTTGCTTACAAGACCTTCAATTTTCATTTCGTCGTCACCGATTAAGACGTGATAAATACGGTCAATCTTCTTATTCAACTCCTGCAATTCTTCGTGTATCAAAGCTATTTCTTTTTCGGTGTTCATTTGAAGTAAAGTTGTATTTCTGCTTCACGTCTATTTACTAATCCCTTCAACACAACACCACCACCTTTGTTCCACATACGAAATGAATCGGCTATCGTTGGGTCTTGTGGGTTCACATTTAATTTTCTTAATACTGACGACTTCTTGAAACCACCAACACCAATGTTGTACGCAAGTGAAACACAAGCACTAAATTGATTCTCGTTTAGCGTTTGTGTAATCAAGGCACGAACGGAAACGGCGAATTTGTCGACAACGTTTTTCGCTAATTGCTCGGCTCTCGCTTGTGTTATTACGTCGCCTTGCTTAACCTTCGTTCCGTCTTCGTAGAACGTGTTTCCATAGCCAATAGTCCACACGTTTGCAGGACACAAATAAGCCTTCAATCGACAACCTTCAAAGCGCTTCAATAGAGCGTAACCGTCCGCATTAACTTTCATTCACAAGTCGTTTAATTTGTTTCTCTTTTTTCAAAAGGTAACGACGAAACTTTTCTTCGTACACCTTTTGTTTCACTAAATCCTTTTTGCGCCCTGCTTTCGCCATTTGTTTTTGTTTTAGTTATCTAATCCACCCAAGACCTTGACGACGGTAAGTATAAGACTTTCTATCGCGTCCGTCGCTAATCTCGAAAGCGTTGGACGGATAGACATTTGTTTGTGACCATATCTGTTGTGTGTCGTTCGTCGTATATTCTGGAAAGTCTGACTGATTGAAACACAAAAAGTCGACCATACGTTGAGTGTAGAACATTGCTTTCGAACGCGATTGATCGCGGTAGTTTTGCAAGTCCG